TAATAATCCATTCAATAATTTTAATGAAGATTTTAAAGCCTTTTGTATTAAAGAAAAAATAGCATTAATAGAAACCCTTAACAACCTATAAAATGAATCAAAACGACCTATTAAACACCGACACAACCGAGTTAATGAATAAGGAAGTAACTCGTAAAATGGCTATAACTGCCTATGTTATCTTTAGTATTGCTGCTATAATGGTTTTATTAATCTTTGTAAGTGTTAAATCTAAAGAGATAGAGTTATTAAAAGGTAAGGCACATAATGATAGTTTAGCAGTTCAATCTTATAAAAATAACCTTTTAGAAGTAAAGTAATGGATAAAGAAAGTATATTTGAACTCCAAAAAATAGACTGCAATTGTAATGATTGTATTTATATGGTTAGAGATTTTGAAACTAAAAAGCAATTGGATAATACAGAATTGCATAAGAATCAAAAGAACGCTAGTTTTAGAATACATTATGGTAACTGTACTCTATTAAATAAAAAAGTATCATTTATACCTAATTCAATATCATTAGAAAACCAACAATGTTTTAAACACAGAAAGTCATGTTAAAAGAAATCCAAACACTAGAAGATAAATTAATTTATTCTGATAATTGTGGTTCATTTAGTACTATCTTTACTGAAATGATGTACAAAACGTCTGAATGGATAGACAAAGAAGCAAGTGCTAAAGCTATACACATAAGCCCTTTTAAAGCTGAATTAGATAAGCAAGTAGATTTAGTAGCTTATTATATTGAAACTGGTATGGATACTACTTCGGCTGTTAAATTACTAGGAACTAATGAGAGTGATTGGTATAAGAGATTAACAGATACCCACCGCAGAATATTATGGGCAGCACGTAAAGTAAGAACAGTAAATAAAAATAAACATAAATAAAAACAAAACAAACATGGGAGCATTAGGCACAATTTCAATCAAACAAACAGATGGTACTTATAAGAAGTACACAGTAGGAATCAATGATACAACTAATCAATATGGTAATAATATTGAAGTGTATGAGGAACAAACAAAAGAGGAACGAGATGCAAAGGCTCAAAAGAAGTACCTAGCAAATGGTCGCATTTTTTGGACAAATGGCACAGTAAAATTAGCAGAGAAAAAAGAAAATAATTCTGCACAGTTCTAATATTTATTAGTATATTTGCCATAGTTAAGTAGGTGGAGCTACATAAAAATTAACTAACTTATTAACCCTATTGCCTGAGGTACTCCACTACCAACGGCATAGGGTTTTTTTATTAAACAATATGGAAAAGACACATTGGAAAAAAAACAACGATTCAAACTTTATCTCAGGTGAAGATTTGGTATCAGGATTAAAAGGTTTAAAATCAGAAATGATTGTAGTAATTGAAAAGTTTAACGATGCTGAAAGTTTCGACCAAAAGAAACAAAGTAAGATTGTAGTTAGTGCTTTATATTTAAAAGAGGTTGGAGGGCAAAGTCTTTATAAACCAGTAATTTTAAATAAGACTAATGCGAAGTTTTTTGTGAAAGAAACTAATAGTGACTTTGTAGACGATTGGTTAAATAAACCAGTTATTGTTTATGCTCAAAAAGATGCTAGACATGGTTATGTAGTTAGGTTTAAAAAATATGTGTTTCCAATTTTACAAGCTAATACACCTGATTTTGATAAATGTAAGTTGGCAATCGAAAAAAGCGGGTTTACAATAGACCAAATTAGATTAAAGTATCAAGTAAGTAGTGAAGTAGAAAAATTATTATTAACTAAATAGATATGGAAAATTTTAGAATAAGATGCTCAGCTATTGGTAAAATAATGAGTAACGCAAAAAAAGAAGGTGAATTATCTCAAACTTGTAAAACTTATCTACATGAGTGGTATGCAAATGATAGAGAACAAATACACTCTAAATACATGGATAAGGGTATTGAAGTCGAGAATGATTTAATTAACTTTATGGCAGACGTTTTAGGTTATGGATTAGCTGAAAAAAATACGGTTCGTTTACATGAAAATTGGATTGAAGGTGAATGTGATGTAAATTTACCTGATTGTATTGTAGATGTTAAAGCTAGTTGGAATAAAACAACTTTACATAAGCAAGTTTTAGATGGTATGGATAAAGATTATGAATGGCAATTAATTGGATATTGCCACTTATATAAAAAACCAAAGGGAATATTATTTTTTGGATTAATGAATACACCTGAAACTGATTATAGTAATGAGGTTATATTTGAAGATTTACCATCTAATGAACGATGGATAGCTTACGAAGTAAATCCTACTAAAGAACAAATTGAAGCTATTTACGATAGAGTAATTAAGTGTAGAGAGTATTTAACAGAATACGATAAACTAATTAAATCTAAACTTGGATGTATTCATTTATAAAGCAATTTAAAAAAGCTAAAGAAAATAAGATGAGGTTAATATGGGATGGCGTAAATAATCGCTATCTCATAACTCACTCTACTATTTGGCAAACTTGGTATAATCACAAACTAATACACGTTTTTAAATGATAAAGATATTCAGTAAACCGATTAGTGTTAATGAAGCATATCAAGGTAGAAGATTTAGAACTCCTAAATACGACCTATTTAAAAGAGATCTGAATTTTCTACTACCTGATGACTATAAGATACCACCACCACCGTATGTAATATACTTTGAGTTTGGATTGAGTAGTATGTCAGGGGATTGGGATAACTGTATTAAAACAGCTCAGGATTGTATATCTGATAAATATGGTTTTAACGATAAGTTAATTAAACGTGGTGTTGTAGATGTGGTTAACGTTCCAAAAGGTCATGAATATATTTCTTTTAAAATAGAAACATTAATAAAATAAATTTGTTTTTTCCGTTCTTTATTATTATATTTGCAATTCAAAGCGACAAATCAAATGACATTATTAAAATTAAATAGGGGGAAAAACAATGCTTTCAGTATTGGGTTAGTCGCTTTTCCTGAACCCCTATTTCATAAATTAAAAGCGACCTATGGCAGAAAATAAAAAATCTTTCCTAATTTATTGTGACTTAATTAGTTCAGTTGAGAAATTACCAGATGATAAAGCTGGTTTATTATTTAAGCATATACTAAGATATGTAAATGATTTAAACCCTAAAACTGATGATTTATTAATAGACTTAATATTTGAACCTATTAAATTACAAATGAAACGTGATTTAAAAAAATATGAAGCTATTTGTGATAGAAATAAGAATAACGGACTTCTTGGAGGTAGACCACCTAAACCCAAAGAAACCCAGTCGGTTAATTTGGGTTTAAATAAAAACCCAAAAGAACCCAAAAAACCCGATACAGATACAGATACAGATACAGATACAGATACAGATATAATTATTACTAAACAAAATTTAACTGAACAAATGTTAGATGATTTAGAAAACTCAACTCATATAGAATTAGTATGTAAGAGGACCGAACTATCTTTAGATAAAATTAAGGCAAAGATACCGGAGTTTAAAAAAATTGCTAATATTGAATATGCTAAACCTATGGACCTTGTTATGCACTTTATACGGTGGGTTAATCAAAATAAAAAGGTAATAGATAAAAGTACTATGACGCAATTAGAAAGGGATGAGTTTATGAGAAACGCTGGTAAAATGTAAATTATGCAAAGTTATTCTTATTATGGTATTGAAGTACCACAAAATAAAACTACCGGACAATATCAAACTATTTGCCCTAAATGTTCACATACACGTAAAAAGAAAACAGATAAGTGTTTGGGTGTTAATTTAGATAAACACGTTTGGCATTGCATCCATTGTAATTGGAAAGGAAGATTAAAAGAAGATAAACCTATGGACCAAAAGATATACACTAAACCGGTATGGAAAAACAAAACGGACCTATCAGATAAAACTATTAAGTATTTTGAGAGCCGGAAGATTAAACAAGAAACTTTAATCCGTTTTAAGATTACAGAATCAATAGAGTTTTTTACTGATTACGGTAATGTAAATTGTATTAATTTTAACTATTTTGATGCTAATAATGATTTAATCAATATCAAATACAGAGGTCCAAAAAAGAGTTTTAAACTACATAAGGATGCTAAATTAATTATGTATAACCTTAATAATGTGGACTTTACACAAAGGATATACATAGTTGAAGGTGAGCCGGATTGTTTAACTATGGACCAATGCGGATTTAAAAACGTGTTATCAGTTCCTAATGGTGCTAGTACCGGTGCAAATAACTTATCTTATTTTGATGATGTTGTGGACCTATTAGATAATTGTCCTGAAGTCTATTTATGCTTAGATAATGATTTAGCCGGTAGAAATTTAAGGGACCAACTAGCGGACCGGATAGGTAGAGAAAATTGTAAAATTGTAGAGTTTAAAGACTGTAAAGATGCAAATGAATGTTTGGATAAATACGATTTACAAGCTGTTATTGATAGCGTTACTGATGCTAAAGATTATCCTTTAGAAGGTGTTTTTACAATATCGGACCTATCAGATGATATTAACGATCTTTACGAAAATGGATTAGATAAAGGGGTTAATTGTCAAATAGATGGTTTTAACCTAAATATTGTTAAAGGATATTTATCTATTATAACCGGCATTCCTTCACATGGTAAATCTGAATGGTTAGATAATATGTGCGTTCACCTTAGAAGGCATCACAACTGGAATGGTGCATTTTATAGCCCTGAAAATAGACCTAGTCAATTACACTTTAGTAAAATGGCACGTAAAATTATAGGTAAGTCTTGGGATGGTCCTAATCGGTTAAGTCATTACGATTTAGATAATGTTAAAAAATACCTAAATAACAAGTTCTTTTTTATTAAGCCGGAAAAGGATTTTACTTTAGATAGTATTTTAAATCATTGCAAACAGTTAAAAAAGCGTAAAGGATTAGACTTTTTTGTTATAGATGCTTGGAATAAATTAGAACATAAAGGTGATGGGTCCACAAATGATATAGGTAAATCTTTAGATAAGATAGTTGCATTTTGTGAAATTAATAATGTTCATTGTTTTTTAGTTGCTCATCCTACAAAGATGAAAAAATCAGATGGTAAAGTATTTGACGTTCCAACTCTTTACGATATTAATGGGTCCTCAAACTTTTATAATAAAGCGGATAATGGTATTTGTGTTTATAGAGATAAAGAAATAGGGGTTGCTTATGTTTATATCCAAAAGGTTAAATTTAGCCATTGGGGTGAAGAGGGTATTAGTTCTTATGCTTATGAAATGAATAGTACTAGATATTACAAAGGCACACCGGATTATAGTAATTGGATAAATGATGCACCTAAACAAGAAAGTGTATTTGAACAACCCAAACCACTAGAAAATAATACTAGCTTTTTAGATATTGTTAGGAATGATAATGAAAATGAACCTTTTTAAAAAAAAATATTAAAATAAATTTGGTAGTTTAAAATTAATAACTACATTTGTGAAAGTTAAGGTTTGTGCGAACCATTCTAAATTAACTAACTTATTATCCCATTGAGGGCGGAGCGCACA